CCTACGACAGAATATACATACGAATATCAATTACCAAGTGATCGCATTGGTCCACCAAGGCAAGTGTTTATATCAAATACAGCTGGGCAAAGACCAATTAATGCTTATAGAATTTTACAAGACAAGTTGTTGACCAATGAAACAACTGTTTATGTTGACTATCAATATGATGTTGAACCATTTGAAATGCCTACTTACTTTGTACAGTTTTTAAAATATTACATGGCATGGCATTTATCTTTACCTATTACAGATCAAACTGATAAAGCTGCATACTGGCAGTCAGTAGCTGTAGGAACACCAGGTGAGAATGGTAGAGGTGGCTACTTTAGAACAGCTATTAGTATTGATGGACAAACACAACCTAATAACTATATTGATGATTACTCGCTAATTGAGGTTCGTAATTAATGGCAAGATTTGTAAGTTTACAAACAAACTTTTCTACTGGTGAACTTGATCCACTTCTTCGTGCAAGAGTAGATTTACAAGCATACACCAATGCACTAGAAGAATGTAATAACTTTGTGGTACAACCACAAGGTGGTATACATCGTAGACCTGGTTCAAAGTATTTAGCATCGCTACCTAATACAGGTTCAGACTCTGTAGCTAATGGTAGTAGATTAGTATCATTTGAGTTCTCTACAAGTGATTCTTATATGTTAGTATTCACTCACAATAGAATGACTGTAGTAAAAAACAAACAAGTTATTACAGATATTAATGGTAGTGGTAATGACTACTTAGATACCAGCTCATTAGGTTTGACTGGTGCTGTAGTTGAGAAAATGTGTTGGGTACAAAGTGCTGATACACTTATTGTTGTAGAAGAAGATGTAGCACCTATAAAAATAGTAAGAGGTGCTGGTGACAGTACATGGACTGCAACTGCTATTAGTTTTGATTCAGTACCTAAATATAATTATGTACCAGCAGCTAGTAATCCAGCTGGAACTATTACCCCAAGTGCTGTAGCTGGGAATGTAACTATTACTGCTAGTAGTGGTGTATTTAGTGCATCTCATGTTGGTCAGTATATAAATGCTTCACCACAAGGCAGAGCAAAGATTGTGCAAAGAGTAAGTTCAACTGTAGTTAATGTAATTACAGAGTTTCCATTTTTTAATACAAGTGCTATAGCTAGTGGTAGTTGGGAGTTAGAAACTGGATACGAAGCTGTGTGGAGTGGAACAAGAGGGTATCCTAGAACAGTAACATTCCATGAAGGTAGATTATTTTTTGGTGGAGTTAAGTCACGACCATCTACTGTTTTTGGTAGTAAGGTAGGATTGTTTTTTGACTTTGATCCAGAAGAAGGATTAGATGATGATGCACTAGAAGCTACTCTTGATACATCTACTTTTAATAGTATTGTTGATATTACAAGTGGTCGTGATTTACAAATCTTTACTACTGGTGGTGAATTCTATGTGCCACAACAAGGTCTTGATCCTATTACACCATTGAACTTTTTTATAAGAACTGCAACTCGTAATGGTGCAAAAGAAAATGTGCGAGTGCAACAGCTAGAAACAGGAACTTTATTTTTACAAAGACAAGGTAAATCATTAAGTGAGTTTGCTTTTACTGATACATCGTTATCATATATAACTACCAAAGTTAGTTTACTTAATGGACATTTACTTAAAACACCTACAAACATAGCATTAAGAAAATCTGTTGCTACAGATGAGAATGACTTGTTACTTATTACAAATAGTGATGATGGAACGATGGCAGTTTATTCATTGCTTAGATCACAGAATGTGATAGCACCATCAGAATGGAATACAAATGGTAGTTATTTAGATGTTGGAGTTGATATAACAACAATATATACTGTAGTTAAAAGAACAATTGATTCTACTGATTATTACTTTTTAGAGTATTTTGATGATGATATGTTGGTTGATAGTGCAGTAACTGGCACAACAGGCTCATCTGCAACTGTAGCACATTTAGATACAGCTACAGTAGATATTATCTTAGATGGTGCAGTTCAAGCACAACAAGCTGTAGCAAGTAACACAGTTACATTTACTAGAGCATCTACCACATCATTTCAAGTTGGATTACCATTTACTACTAGAGCAGTTACTATGCCAGTAGAGTTAAGACTAGCAGTAGGAACAAGACTAGGATTTAAGAAAAGAATAGTAGAGGTTAATGCTTTGGTGTTAAACTCACAACATATGAAGATTAATGGAACAAATATCCCATTTAGAGCTTTAGGATCAGATATATTGGATGAAGCAGTACCAACATTTACAGGCACTAAAACCCTACATGGAATACTTGGTTATACTGATGAAGGTAAAATAACCATTGAACAGGATGTACCATTGAAGCTAACACTTCTTGGTATGGAATATAAAGTAGCAACACATCAAGGAACATAGTATGAGTTTAGATGTAGCAATTTTTGCATTTAAAGCAGTTCAAGCTGTAAGTGCAGTAAAACAAGCAAAGTCACAAAGGCGACAGTTGGAGTTACAAGCTCAACAACAACAAGTTCAATATGAAAGACAAGCTATTCAAAAAGAACAGCAAGGAAATGAATTGTTGCGTAATAGAAGGATGTACAATTCTGCTGTTATAAGTAGAGCAGCTGCTGGTGGTGCTGATCCATTTTCAGGTTCTGCACTTACTACAAGAATTTCTAATGAAACTCGTATAGGAAAAGACTATCAAAGATTAAGAGATGGTATAGCAGCTATTAGACAGACTGGTAATTTTAATGTGGCTATGACTCAAGCGACTGCAAGGCAAACAACAAGAACAGGATATGTTCAAGCTGCTACTGCTATTGGTGAAGGATTATATGGTTATGCTGCTGCACCAAAAGTTAATTTATTAGATAGTGTTAAAAGCACATTTACATCACAAGCACCAAACACATCAACTGTAAGCTATCAAACACCAAGTAATGTGTTAGGTATTGCTCAAGGAACAGCATAATGGCAGACTTACCTAGATATCAAAGAGCATTAATAGAAAGCCCTGATGTAACTGCAACTAATATCTCTGCATTGGTTCAAGCTCAAGCTAGAACTACTGAAGCTATTATGACAGGGCTTGATAAGTTGGTTAGTTATTCTATTGATATAGGAGAAAAAAAAGAAGCAGAACAAAAAAAAGCTGACAAGTTACTTGCTTTAGAAACTGGGATAGAAGCTCAATCTGTGGCAAAACAAGAATATTTAAAAATTTCTAATAATATAGCTAGTTTAGAAGAATATGATTTTGCAATGTTAGAAGCAGAGTTGGCTCATGCTTCATTTATATTTAAACCATTAGAGAAATTAGATAGAGAGGTTTATTTAGAATTTGTTAATAAATTTAATGATGATGCTTTTAAGTTAAGAGAAAAATTAAATAATAAAATTATAGAAGATAAAGAGGTTAAGGATTTAAAAACTGTAAACACTAATTTAACTACTTCTATTTCTATATTAGAAGATAGTTTTAGTAATCTTACTATAGCTAGTAATGGGGAAAATTTGTTAAATTTAATTGCAAAAGAAAAGGTTGAGTTTGTTGAAGGATTAGAAGTTTTGATGCCAGAAAATAAAGAAGCTCAAAAACTTAAATATGATACAGAGGTGGCATTATTAATTAATAATAAAATTGTTGATTCCATTATTGATGAAATAAAAGATAATACAGGATATTTAAAAACTTATAATGCAGAAGAAATGTTTGAGAGTAATAAATTTAACTCTACTGTTCAACCATTATGGAATAGCTTATCACAAGAAGATAAACAAAAAGTTAAAAAAATGTTTGATGATGAGGTTGCAAGAGAAATAACAATACAAGATCAAGAAGAACAAAATCAAATTAAACAGGCAAAAGATGTATATAAAGAAATTTATACAACAAGCGATCAAGCTGAAAAAGAACAGTTGTGGAAAGATAATAAGGATTTACTTAAAACTTTACAATTACAAGATTTTAAAAATTTAAAAGATTCTATTTTTGTTCAAAAAGAAATAGATACAGGTTCTATTCCTTATATAAAAAATAAAATGAATTATATTGCATTAGCTAGTACTGGCAATATAAGTTCTGACCAGTTTTTAGATATGTATGCAGACTTAAATCGAAATGGTTTTTATTTTGAACAAACCGATTTAAATAAAATTACTGGTTTAATTGCTAATAAGAAACCAATTATAAATGACGAAGCAAAAAAATTAGATAGTATAGCATTTAAAAATGAAGATGGAGTAGTTGTAAATCCTTATTTAGATGCCACTATAAAAGATCAATTATCAGCTGCACATGACACAGTAAAGTTAGAGTTTCTTGATTATGCTACCACTCTTAAAGAAGATGGTACATTACCTACTGTTTTAGAAATTAAAGAGTTTGCACAACAGTCTAGGAATAAAATTAATGATTTAATGATTCCTACATATACTCAATCATTAGATATAGAAAGAGAAGGTATTCGTGTTTATGACGAGTCATATAATCAGTTAGTAAATCCACAAACCAATAAAGTTTATTCTATATCAGATTTAACTTCTGAATTTATTGTAAATAATGAACAAATGCTTATAGACGAGCTTC